AGCGAGCCGACCTCGGTCGAGGCCACGCCGAGGAGGAGGATGAACTCGCCCTCGCCGTAGACCGGGTCGAACGCGCGCGCGACCATGCCGAGCGTTGCCGGCGGGGTCGGGATCGCGGACGTCCCGTTGGGCATCGTGACGCCCGAGTCGATGTCGGTGACGGCGGGGAGGCCGACCCGATTTTCCACGAAGGAATACGCCATTGTCTGGTCTCCTTCTCAGGCGATCAGCACGCCGCTGAACTGCGGCCCGCTGCTGGTGAGGTTGCCGGCCCAGCCGATGAGCTTGACGATGGCGTCCTGGTTGACCGCCTGGCGCTCGCCGCCAATCGGCACGAAGTTGCGGTCCGCATGCGGCCGGAACATCAGGTACTTGGTGTTCAGGAACCACATGTGGTTCGCCGTTGCCGCGTTGCCGATACCGCCGTCGAGGACGACATCGGAGGCCATGCCCGCGCCGTAGTACTTGAGCGAGGCGAAGCCCGCGCCAGCCATGCTCGAGCCGCTGTCCGAGATGCGCTGGATCGACTGCAGGGACTGCAGATAGAGGCGGTAGTAGTTGTTGTCCGCCACGATCAGGTCCGGCTTGTCGGTGCCACGGATCAGCTGCACCGCGACCGAGTCCATGTACTGCTGGATGTTGGACGCCGTGACCGCCGCGCCGCCGTTCGTGAGGCCCGAGTAGGCCACCGAGCGCCAGAACGAGAACGTCACGCGGCTGATGCCACCGTAGGTGCCGGTGGACGGGCTGTCAGGCACCGCCGCCGCGAGGCCGGTGACGTTCTTGCCCGAGTTGCCGGTGCCGTCGAGGTAGATGTCGCCGCCGATGCGGTTGGCGAGCTGCGCCTCCGCGACGGACATGCGCCCGTCGAGCAGGTCGATGATCGCCTCCTTGCCCGAGTTCTGGATCATCTCCAGACCCGAGATCGAGACCGCCGAGGCATACTGCGTGATCGAGAACTGCGCCGCGCTGATGGGCGAGTTCTGCGAGACGTTGAGGACCTCGTAGCCCGAGTAGGAGTTGGTGTTGTTCGTCGTCGAGTCGTTGTACATGATCTCCTGCAAGATCACGTTACCGCCCGAGAACGTTTTCACGTTGCCGCGCTCCTTGAGGCGACGCAGCAGCGCGTTGTTGTTGGTCACGTTGTCGGCGAGTTCGCCGGAACGCGACTGGATGTTCGTCGCGATGATATCGCTGATCGAACTGTTCGCGAACGCCATTGAAGGCACTCCTTACAGAGGGTTTGGTTAGAGCCGCTCCGAGAGCCCGTCGAACTGCTCGGCCAGGAGGGAACGGCGGTCCGCCATCTTGTTGGTCGCAGGCGCTCCGGGTGTGGAGCTGCGCACCGAAACAGCGGCTGCCCTGGCGGCTTTCGCCGCCCTGTCTGCCGTCGCCTTTCGATCGGCCATCGCCGCTGCCTGTGTGGCTTGCTGCGACGCCGCGAAAAGCTCGGGATCAAGACGCAGGGCTTTGTCGTAGGCTTCTTGCAACGTGGTCGCGACGCCGCTCTGTAGGAGCTGGATCATCGTTGGCCGCGCGGCTTCGAAATGCTCTGCTTTCGTCGAGAACTGGTGCACCTCGTCAAGAAGGACGGCGTTTTGCGCCTCTTCCTGCGCTTGCTTCCAACCCGTCACTTCGCCCCGAATCTTGATGAGTTCGTTCTGAAGCGCGACGAAGTTGGGATCAACCGGTGCCTGTGGGGCGGATTGACCCTGCGCCGAAAAGTCTATGCCATAGCTGCGCGCTAAGGAATGAAAATAATTGAGCCGGTCCTGCGGCGAGGAATTGCGCAGGATGTTGTCGGCCTCCATGAGCGCCCGCACGGCCTGCGGGGCTTCGATCCCGAGGCCACGGATCGTGTCCATGTAGGGCGCGATGGCCTCGTTCATGGCGTCGGCGAACTCGGCCTTGCTCCGCAGCGGCTCGACGCCCGCGCGCATCTGCTCCTCGCGCTGGTAGGCGTATTCCTGCAGGCGCGGATCGGCCTTCAGCCAGGCGTCGTGATATTCCTTCTTCCACGACTGCGGAGGCCGGCGCCAAACGGGATCTTCCGGCGCTTCCGGCGCTGCGGGCGCGGACTTGGTTGGGCTTGCCTCGGTTTTGGCAAAACGGCCGGATGCATCGCGCGAACGGCTTTCGGCAGCCGGCTCGGCGGCTTCGGGCGCCGCAGCGGGCGCCGGCGCCGGCGCCTCAGCCTCGATCTGCGAAAACTGCTCAGCAAGCAGCTCCTTGCGGCTGTCGCTGTCGACCTTCTGGATGTCGCTCATGTCATCTCCGGTTCTGCGACCGTAGCTCGGCCAGGATCTTGTCCGCCTGCCGATCGGTCATGTTCCACAGCTGCTCGCGCAGGCGCTTGATGCGCTGCTCGCGGCTCGGCGCTGTGATCTCGCGAGGCTTCGGCATCTCGTTGCCAACCTCGAAGCAGTTGTGCCGGCGCAGATGCTCGCGATGCTGCGAGCGGCTGCTGATCCACGACCCGTCCGCCATCGACTTGTAGCCGCCGATGTCGGGGACGATCTGGATCTTGGCTTCGGCGCCGGGGTGAGCGATGGCGATCTCGACCATCTCCCCGTCGCGCCATACGTATCGCGTCCTCATAGCAACAGCATCACCTCCTCATCATCAGCCTCGATGTGCATCTCGCGCTGGATTGCCGAGGCACGTTCAAGGCCAGCAAAAATGCGGTTCAGGTCGATGGTCGGGGCCTTCACGATGTCGGCTCGGCTTTCAATGCCAGCGGCCTCGACCGCCCGCGTGACCGCGTATTCGGCCGCTCCCGGTAACGTCTCCTTGCCTTCGACGATGCGCTCGTAAAGCGCAAGAACTCGCTGTCGGCGTTGCTCGGCGGCTTCCTTCTCCTCGCGCATTTTGCGTGCGCGATATTCGCCATCATGCGTGTCGTCGACGTAGATGTAGGGATCAGCGCCCCACGTCGCTCCGTCCCATAGGCTCGTGTTCCAGATACCGATCATGCGCCGACTTCAACGCCCATCGCCCTTCCGTCCGGGCCGCGCACAATGCGCTTGGGAGCCGCCATCGCCTGCATCAGCGCCTGCATCAATCCAAGCAGCTGCTGTTCGCGCGCAGCGCTGTCCTGGGCCATCGACTGGATCATGGCGCGCACGTCTTCGGACATGCCGGTCGCCATGCGGTTGGTCGCCTCGCTCACTGCATCGATGGCCGGCACGTCGGCGCCCGCTGCGCTGATGCGCGCAACCAGCACCTTCGTGTCGGCATCGAGCTGCGCCTTGTGCCGCTCGAGCTCGGCGCGCTGCGCTAGCTCTTCGGCCTTCAAAGCAGCCTCAAAACGCTGCCGCTGCTCTTCGATGGCGGCCTGCGCCTGCGCCTTCATCTGCTCCATCTGCATCTCGGCCTGCAGCTTGGCCTGCATCATCTGGGCGTCGAACTGGGCCTTCTGCTGCGCGATGGCGGTGTCGGCCTGCACGCGCGCGGCCTCGGCCTGCTGCGCCATCTGCGCCTTGATCATTTCCGGGTCGGGCGGCGGCGGCGCTCCGGCCTGCGCCTGCTGCTGCTGGGTGATGCCTTCCAGCATGCGGTCAAGCGTTCCCTCAATGGGCTCAGCCTGCTTGAACGCGCCGACGCCGTACTTCATCAGCTCAATGACGATGGGCGCGGCTTGCGGCACCTGCGCGACGATCGGCAGGGCCTTTTCCAGGAACCCGCCATAGGCCTGCACGAACTCCAGCCGGTCCTGCTTGTTCTGCTGCTCGTCGATCTGCACGAGGCTGTCGGACGCGACCTCGATGCGGAAGTTCCGCAGCGGCTTGTCGGCCAGAAGCTGCAGCGCCTGCGGGATCAACTGCTGGTCGTCCGGCGACATCTGCTGCGCGGCGGCGTACTGCAAGATGGTCTGCGGCTGGAACAGCTGGCAGATGATCTGCGCCTTGAGCCGGATGAGCTCCGACGCAAATAGCGCCACCTCTTCCTGCATGGACCGCAGGCGGAGGCCGGCGTACTGGCCCTTGATCTGCTGCGCCGTCGCGGTCTCGCTCGCGGCGGTCTGGCCTCGGATGATGTCGGAGATTCCGGTGATCTCGTAGATCTGCGACTTGATCTGCTCGCGGGCCGTGTAGCACTGAAGCAGGGCCTGGGCGAGGGTGTCGAGCGGCAGGAGGTCGATGGAGCCCTTGAGGCCGCCCTTCTCGCCAAACGCCATCCACTTGTCGACCGGGATGAGCGCGTTGTTGTCGCCCTCGGTCAGGAGGCGCTGCAGCGCAGGCTGGGATGCATCATAGACGCCGCGCATGCGCAGCGCCTTGACCAGCCCGTCGATGCGGTCGGACAGGATGTCGAGCTCGTTGGCCTGATCCTGATAGAGCAGGAAGTCGGGCACCGGCACGAGCGTGTCGGACGTCGTGGTCGCGTAAAGCGGCCGCGGGCAGGGATAGAAACCTTCGAGCCGGAGCGGGTCGTCGCGCTCGTCGACGAACTGCGCCATGCCCTTGTGTATCCAGTACACCTTCTGCGTCTCGCGGTCCCAGAGCTCGCAGATCTTGGCGCGTGTGCCTTCGCGCTGCTTGTTGGGGCCGTCGAGATTGTCCGGGCCGCTGTCGAGCGGGATCTTGCGTCCCATGTCCTCGCCAAAGCGCTCAACAAGCGCTTCGCGCGTCATGTAGACCCAGCGCCAGACCTGCGTGACTTCTTCCCACGTGCGCGCGCTGCTGTGACCGAAATCCTTCCAGTGCACATAGTCAACCGGCGCACATTCGTACTCGATCTCCTCCGGCACGTTTTCCGGCTCGGGCAGGTTGCCGTCCTCGTCGACGTCCTCGGTGATCTGCGGGCCGTCCTCGGGCATGCCAAGTTCCTGCGCGCGAACGTGTGGCTCGTAGCGCACCCATGCGACGCCGCGCCCGCCAAGAAAGCGGTCTTCGACCGCGTACTTCATAGTGGCTCGGAAATCTGGATAGTGCTCGATCTCGTAGTCCAGCGCCCGCTCGACAAGCTGCGCAGCAACGCGACCGATCTGGTCGTTGTCGCCAAAGCGGCGCGCAGCCGACGCCTTCGGCAGCTTGGCGTAGACCGCCGGGATCAACGTCTGGACGTTCGACCACAGGATGTTGAACTTGACGGTCTCGTTGCCCGACTGCGTGCGCATGTCGTCGCGGTAGCGCTTGATGATCTTGGTGACGCGCTTCTGCCAGCGCTCAAACTCTTTGTCGTAGGTCGAGATCGCCTGCAGGTACTTCTGCACCCCAGTCGGCTGGACGTCGGCCATCACGGCCTCCTTCGGAAGATGACGTCGCGATGCACATGGCCCGCGATCATGTAGCCCCAATCAGCCAGCATGGTGATGGTGTCGACGTCGGTGACGCCGTAGCGTTCGCCCAGGCCCTTGAGCTCCAGCACGATGGTCGGCCACGAGGTCTTGATCGTGCGCTCGGCGCCCTGCACGGCGAAATGCTCGAAGCCCTCGACGTCGAGCTGCAGGAGATCGCAGTCGTCGACCTCAAGGCTGTCGATGCGCATAACCGAGAACTCCGCGCCGCCCTTGATGCGGTGCGCGCCGACATTGTGCGGGTCGAAGCGTTCGATAGCCGCCGTGCCTGGCCGCGCGCCAAACGCGCCGCGATAGGCCCGCACTCGCTCGCGGTTGAAACCGAGCAGGCGCTCGTCGAGGTTCAACATCAGCGCGGCGTGGTTCTCCTCATCGGGCTCGACGGTGATGACGCGCTCGAAATGCAACGCCAGCGCAATCGGCCAAATGCCGAGGTTGCCGCCTGCCTGTATCGCCGTCCTGCGGCCATCGGTGCGCGGCAGGATGTCCGATTCGAGGTCGTTGACCTCGCTCAGGATGATCTCCAGCGCGACCTGATCGGCGTCGGGGACATGCCAGCCTTCACGCCGCTGCATACTTGACCTCGTCCTGTTCCCACGGGCGCGGGTGGCCGTGGAAAATGATGATGCGCTCCGAGGCCGAGCGCGGGCTGGCCTTGAAGCTGCTGATCGAACGCGGGCAGATGTCCTGCCAGTAGCCGGGTGCGATGTCGAGATGCTGCTCGAGCCACTCCTGGTCGCCGCCGAGGTAGAAGCGCTGGTCCTCGCGGAAGGCGCGGTAGAGGCGCGACATGTCGCCCGACCACAGCATCATGCTCGACTGCATCGCGGCCTTGTTCATGCGGCCCCGGTAGAAGTCCCGCAGGATGACGAACTCGTCGTCGCCCGCCAGCTCGATGACCGGCGAGATGTCCCGCACGATCACGGTGTCGAGGTCGAGGTACAGCACCGGCCCGCGCAGCCGGAAGATCTCCATCTTCGACCACCAGCCCGGCCAGTCGTGGAGAAGCTCGATCGTCTCCAGCGGCAGCGCGTTGGGCTTGTCCGTCAGGCAGATGAAGCGGTGCATCGGCGCGAATCGCCGGCACATGTCGCGGAGCGCGACGACATGCCGGGGCTCGTACTCGCCGCCGGAGCGCAGGACGGTGGCGATGGTGATCATCAGCGCGCCATGACGCCGCGAAACCGCTGCCCGAACGACTGCGGATTGACGCGCGAGACGCTTCGCATCGTCTGGTCCGCCTGCGCCTCGACCGGCATGCCGCCAAGCGGGGCCGGGCCGAGCTGCATTTCCGAGCCAGGGGGCAGTGGCTCCGCTTCGTTTCCGATGGGCGGACGACCAGCGCGCATGAGCATGCGGGCGAGCATCTGAGGGTCTGGCCGGTTGGGATTGGTGAGTGGCACAGGAGGTACCGGCGGCAGCATGGGCTCGACGCTCACAGTCATGGCGCCGGGCGTCGCAGGCGGCACGACGCCGGCCATCGGCATCGCTTCGACGTTTGCTGGCATGG